CGGAGTTCGTTTACGAGTCACCTGGGCCAATTGAACCTGCATAGGGTGTTGTGATGAATTACGATGACTTCATAGAATCGAAGTCTCAGATGGGCGGCAACCACGGATTCGATCCTGGTGAAATGCCGAGCTATCTGTATGACTTCCAGGCTTACTTGGTTGATTGGGCACTACGTCGAGGCAAGGCGGCAATCTTCGCCGATTGTGGGCTAGGCAAGACTGCGATGCAGCTTACCTGGGCGCAAAAGGTTGTCGAGCAAACGAACAAGCGGGTGCTAGTTGTCACACCGCTTGCGGTTGCACAGCAAAGCGAGCGCGAAGCCGAAAAGTTTGGCATCGAGGCCAAGCGTAGCAAAGCAGGCGAGCTTGAATCGAAGATCGTCATAACGAACTACGATCGTTTGCACTTGTTCGACTCGAAGGACTTCGCTGGTTTTGTTTGCGACGAATCGAGCATCCTTAAATCGGTTGACGGGGAGACTCGCAAGCAGATAACGAGGTTCACGCTCAAGATGCCTTACCGATTGCTTTGCACAGCTACGGCGGCTCCTAACGACTACATCGAGCTAGGTACGTCGAGCGAAGCTTTGGGCGAGCTTTCACACTCGGATATGCTTCGGAGGTTCTTTCGGCAACTCGATGACAAGGGCCAGAAGAAAGAAACCAAGCAACAGCTAGAGGCCGAAAGGCTACTTGCACAGGATTCCAACTACTATGGGAAACTGGCCTTTAGGGTGGCTCAAACGATCGGTCAATGGAGACTTAAAAATCACGCAGTCGAGCACTTTTGGCGATGGGTCGCATCATGGGCCAGAGCGTGCCGAATGCCTTCGGATCTAGGGTTTGATGATCGGAAGTTTATCCTGCCTCAGTTGATCGAGCGGGATCACGTTATCAAGGCCAGCACCCCACCGCCTGGGTTCTTGTTGCATGTTCCGGCTAGGGGTCTCGGCGCAGAACGAGAAGAACGCAAGCGTACATTAAATGAACGTTGCGAATTTGTATCAAACCTGGTCAATCACGATCGACCTGCGGTTGTATGGTGCCAAACAAACGACGAAGGAGACTTGCTAGAGGAAATCATTGCTGACGCAAAACAGGTAGCAGGCAGGACTCCAGATGAACGCAAGGTTGAATTGTACGAGGCGTTTGAAAGTGGGGAGCTTAGGGTTTTGGTAATCAAACCGAAGATCGGAGCATGGGGACTTAACTGGCAACACTGCAATCACGTTGTCACGTTTGCTAGCCACTCATACGAGCAATACTACCAGAGCGTTAGACGTTGCTATCGCTTCGGTCAAAAGCGACCTGTAACGCTCGATGTCGTTGCCACAGAGGGCGAGGAGCTTGTGCTTGCTAACATGCGACGCAAATCAGAGCAAGCTAAGAAAATGTTTGAGGTACTGGTTAAGGAAATGACCAACGCCCAAAAGATCGAACGAGTTGATATCTACACAAAGAAAGTTGAGGTTCCGTCATGGCTATAAGCGATTCCAAGATCACAGATCAGTTTGCAATTTACAACGGTGATTGCGTCGAGGTTATGAAGCAGTTACCCGATGAATCGATCGGGCTATCGGTTTACTCTCCGCCGTTTGCAGGGTTGTACACTTATTCGAGCGACGCGCGGGATATGTCCAATGCGATCGACAAGGATGAATTCTTCGTTCATTACGGTTACTGCATCGATCAACTTGCTAGGCTTACACCGCCTGGAAGAATCTCGGCGGTGCATTGCATGGATATCCCGCTAAGCAACGCTGGATGCGATGCGATGTACGATCTACCGGGTGAGATTATCAGGCAGCATTTGGCGCGAGGGTTTGAGTACGGTGGTCGCAGGGTGATTTGGAAAGAGCCTCTTATGGTTCGCAATCGAACGATGATGAAATCGTTGCATCATAAGACTTTTTGCGAGGACACAACCAGGTGCTCAATCGCCAATGCTGACTACCTTTTGATGTTTCGCAAGAAGGGCGAAAACAAGGTTCCTGTAATTAAGGAAAACGGCATCCTCGATTATGCCGGTGAGTACAAGATACCGGACGAATTTAAGCATCTTCGCGGTATGATTGGAGATCAGAAAACCAATTCCTACTCGCAGTGGATCTGGCGGAACTACGCTTCGTCGGTTTGGATGGATATTAGGATCGATCGAGTGTTGAACATCGAGGAATCAAGGGATCTTGAGGACGAAAAACACGTCCACCCTTTGCAACTCGATGTGATAGAACGCGCGGTAGAAATGTGGTCGAATCCTGGCGAGGTAGTCCTGACTCCATTTATGGGCGTAGGCTCTGAGGTATTCGGTGCGGTGTCGCTAGGCCGAAAGGGGCTAGGAATTGAACTTAAGCCGAGCTACTTCCGACAGGCGGTCAAGAATCTTGAACTGGTGAAAACCAAGCAGGAACCCAAGCAGGCTGAATTGATGTTGGAGTTCGCAGAATGAGCAGCAACTGGCCGCATCAAGACAGGGCTAAAGAGCGAATCCGAGAGGCAAGGCTACGAGGCATCGGTGCTGTGATAGCAGCCGCACCATGCGGTGCCGGTAAGTCGCGAGTAATGCAGCAATTGGCCTGCGAGGAAGTTGACAACGGGGGGTCGGTGAGAATCTATCTCCACCGCACGATGCTCAAGGAACAGCTATCGGCAACGTTTACCGCAGCCGGTATCGATCACGGCATTATGGCCGCAGGGAACGATTACGATGAGTCCAAGCCGATTCAGATTTGCATGACGGATTCTGTGTTTGCAAGGGCGATACGAGGGAGCAAGTGGGATCTAGGAAACCCGTCGCTTGTCATGTTCGATGAGGCGCACCTACAGGCCAAGAACAAAGCGATTTCGATCGTCAAAGGAGGGACTACGGCTTTCAATTCAACCTGGGATGGCCATCAACAGCGAGGCGCGTTTATCCTTGGGCTATCGGCAACGCCGGTTGGGTGCGGTGCTCTGTACGATGAAATGATCGACTTCGGGACATACTCGGAAATGCGATCCGTAAAGGCTCACCTTCCGGTCAGGGTCTACAGCCCAAGCGAGATTGATTGCTCGGGACTCAAGCAGGATATCGACAACGAGTTTAGCTCGAAGCAACTAGAGCCAAGGGCCTACAAGATATTCGGAGATGCTTACGGGAATTGGAGAAAGCTCAACCCGGATAGCCTGCCTGCGATCCTCTTTGCTCCGTCGGTGCCGGCCTCAAGATGGTTTGCCGAAGAATGGGCCAAGATGGGCGTACCGGTGGCTCACATCGACGGGGAGACTTGCATGTTGCCAAGTCGAACTTCGACGGGTGCAATCAAGATGGAAACCTACGACACGACGCAAGAAACCCGTCAACAGATCATGGATATGAGTCGCACCGGGGAGATAAAGGTTGTGATGAACCGATTCATTTTGCGCGAGGCAATCGATATGCCTTGGCTGTATCACGGCATCGCGGCTACGGTTTTCGGGGGCATTGCAACCTACTTGCAATCGGTCGGACGGATCCAGCGGTATTTCCCTGAGTACGAGTACAAAATCTGGCAGAGTCACGGCGGTTGCTACTGGCGACACGGTTCGCCAAACATGGACAGGGAGTGGGAACTAGGATGCACGAACAAAACGATCGCGCAGGGCCGGGCATCGAAGATAGCAAGGGCCGAACGTCCACAGGATGTTGAAGGGATTTGCTGTCCGAAGTGCTCGGTATGGCGACAGTATGGCCAAAGGTGTCCTGGGTGTGGTCATTCACACTCGCAGAGCGTTAGGGCGGTTCAGATGGTCAGCGGGGAACTCAAGCTCATGCGTGGGATCGTCAACAAGACCAAGAAAAAGGGCAAGCAGAAAACGGCCAACCAGATTTGGGTAAGTTGTCTTTTTGCGATGAGTCGATCAGGAAAGCCGGTCAGCAGTGCGGTATCGGTATGGCGTGCTCGATGTGCCAAAGAGGGCGTTTACCCGGACGTTAAAGAGCTTCGGTTCAAACCGCCTGAGGTTCATTCGATTGATTGGCACAAGCTGGTTTCTGATGTGTTTCCTTGGACTAGGAAGCGG